TGCTATGTAGCTCGGAGAGCAATTAATTCGGATCCAAGTAGAGGGGAAGCGATTTTAAAACTTCGAGAAGAGCATCCGAAAACCATCATCTTCTATAACTACAATTATGAGCTGGATATTCTTCGAAATCTACCATATGGACCGGATGTCCAAATAGCTGAATGGAATGGTCAAAAACACGAGCGAATTCCGACGGCTGATAAATGGGTTTATTTGGTTCAATATTTTGCGGGGGCTGAAGGCTGGAATTGCATTGAAACAGATACGGTCGTCTTTTACTCGCTTAACTATTCCTACAAAGTCATGGTTCAGTCAGCTGGCCGTATCGATCGTATGAATACTCCTTTTAAGGATTTATATTACTATCGACTTCGATCCAGTTGCCCATTGGATCTCGCAATTTCGAGAGCCTTACAACAGAAGAAAAACTTCAATGAGAGTCGTTTTCTTTCAAAGTAAAAATCGCAAGAAATACATTCCTTATAATAGAGGAGATATCGCATTTCCTTGACATTTTAGGAGTGTGGCAAAATTGAGAGAAAACCGGTTTCAAAGTGAACTGATTAAGGAGATTAAGCAACGCTTTCCTGGATGTTTGGTTTTGAAGAATGATCCTAACTACATTCAAGGAATTCCAGACCTAACAGTTCTGTATGGAAAGCATTGGGCTCTGCTAGAATGTAAAAAATCCGCCCATGAAGAGCATCAACCGAATCAGGATCACTATGTGGAGCAAGGTGACAAAATGTCCTTTGCTCGTTTTATTTACCCCGAAAACAGAGCGGAGGTATTAAATGATCTTCAATCGGCATTCAAATCTTGAAGGGCGACACGCTTTTCTTAGTGCGTCCAAATTTTACTGGCTCAACTATGACGAAGACAAATTGATATCTGCATTTCAGAATGCTATGGCGACTCAAAGAGGAACTGAGTTGCACGATTTTGCTCGTCGAGCCATTGAACTCGGAATTAAGCTTCCGAAATCTAAGAAAACCTTAAACATGTATGTCAATGATGCAATAGGTTTTCAAATGACACCAGAACAGCCTTTATATTATTCAGACAATTGTTTTGGAACAGCAGATGCTATTTGCTTTCGGAACAATCTTCTGAGAATCCACGATTTAAAGTCTGGTGTCACTCCTGCTCATATGGAGCAATTAATGATCTACGCTGCACTCTTTTGTCTTGAGTATGGTGTTGATCCCAACAAAATTGATATTGAGTTGAGAATTTACCAATCAGACGAAGTAAATGTGTATAATCCTGACCCTATGGATATTCTTACTATCATGGACAAAATCATCTTCTTTGATAAGCGTCTGTCACAAGTTCAGGATGAAGGAGCGTAAGTTATGGAAAAGAGTTACTCTGGATATTCTCCGGATTCAGAAAGAGATGCTTCCCATTATGGAACACCTCGTCACTCCGGTAGATACCCGTGGGGTTCCGGAAAGAATCCTCAGAGAAACAAGAATTTTCTTGCGAGAGCAAACGATCTGAAGAAACAGGGTTTAACTGATAAACAGATCGCGGAAGCTTTCAACATGAGCACTGGTCAGTATCGAGCTCAGCATACTCTTGCAGTCAATGAACAGAAGAAAGATATGATCCGTCGTGTTCAGACTTTATATGATGCTGGTAACTCGAAAATCGCCATTGCTCGAGAGCTGGATATTCCAGAATCAACAGTCAGAAACTATCTCAAACCTGAATTTCAGATCAGACGTGATCGAGCAACGATTCTTGCCGATGAATTGAAAGAACAGGTTGAGCAGAGAAAGTATCTGGATGTTGGTGAAGGTGTTAACATTCAGCTCAATGTCAGTAAAGAACAGCTTAAAGCCGCTACAGAACTTCTGAAACAAGAGGGCTATAAGTATCACCGCATCTCGGTACCTCAAGCATCTGACCCGACTCAGAAAACAAACGTTGTTGTTCTTACCAAGGGTGACGTTCCTTATGAGGAAGTCTATAAGAATCGAGATCAGATCTCTTCTCCTGAAGGCGTTAAGTTTGAGGACTATGGCGATTATGTAAAGAAGATGCAGAAGCCTAAGAGTATTGACTCTGATCGAGTAATGATTAGATATTCTGAGGATGGTGGCATCGATAAAGACGGCGTTATCGAGATTCGTGAAGGAGTCGCTGATCTGGATATTGGTGGAAGCCGTTATGCCCAGGTCAGAATTGCCGTTGATGGAACCCATTACTTAAAGGGTATGGCTATGTACGGCGATCCTAAGGAAATGCCGGAAGGCGTCGACATCATCTTCAACACTAATAAGTCTCGTGGAACACCCAAGATGGATGTTTTGAAGAAGATGAAGGATGATCCCGAGAATCCCTTTGGCGCTTCTATTAAAGACCAACGTGGTGCCCTCAACATTGTCAATGAAGACGAAGATTGGCAAAAGTGGTCTAAGAATCTGGCGTCACAGTTCTTATCGAAACAGCCTTATCAGCTTGCAAAGAAACAGCTGGATATTACCTATAAAGAAAAGAAACAGGAATTCGATGAAATTTGTGCACTTACAAACCCGACTATTAAGCGTAAGCTTCTTGAGTCTTTTGCTGATGATTGCGATTCTGCCGCTGTTCATCTGAAAGCAGCAGCTCTTCCTCGTCAGGCTGCACATGTTATTCTTCCTATCAGCTCTTTAAAGGATAACGAGATCTACGCTCCGAATTATGAGAATGGTGAAGAAGTAGTTCTTGTAAGATATCCTCATGCAGGTCCTTTCGAAATGCCTCGTTTACGTGTGAATAATAATAATGAGGATGGACGAAGACTTCTCGGAAATGCAAAAACTGCAGTGGGCATTAATTCTCACGTAGCAGCTCAACTTTCCGGCGCAGACTTTGATGGCGACACTGTCACAGTCATACCCACAAAAGGTGTAAAGATTCGAACATCTAGATATTTGGAAGATCTAGAAGGCTTTGACCCAAAAACTAGATATTCTGCTTATGAAGGAATGCCCAAAACTGGTCCTGATACTGGATTTCATAAGCAGATGCAAATGGGTAAAGTTTCGAATTTGATCACTGATATGACTATTCGGAATGCCACGGAACAAGAAATTGCACGTGCTGTTAAGCACTCTATGGTTGTGATTGATGCTGAAAAGCACAATCTTGACTGGAGAGCTTCCGAAAAAGACAATGGTATTAAAGAGCTGAATAAAAAGTATCAAGGAAAGGCTAATGGCGGCGCTTCTACCTTGATATCTAGAGCCAAGTCTCCTGAGTATGTTCTTGATCGAACCGAAGTTCGGAGTTTAAACAAAATGACTCCGGAAGAGCAACAGCTTTACCTTTCTGGTCAAAAGATCTACAGGAATACTGGCAAGATGTCAAAGAAGAAAGATGGCACTTATGAGCCTAAAACTATCAAGAGCGATAAGATGACTGAAGCATTCGTTAAAGGCGGAAATGCATATGATCTTTCTTCTGGAACAATCATTGAGGACATTTATGCTGAGCATGCAAATAAACTAAAAGCTCTTGGTAATGCAGCAAGAAAAGAACAAATCAAAACTGGTCGTCTTCAGCAAAACGCATCGGCAAAAGAAGCTTATGCAAATGAAAGAGCTTCATTGCTTGCTAAGTTGAATATTGCAAAGAAGAATTCTCCACTTGAACGTCAAGCTCAATTGATTGCAAGTGTTAAGAGTTCTGCCCGAATCAATGCGAATCCGAATCTCGATAAAGATGACAAGAAAAAGATTCGTTCTCAAGAAATCGCCAGAGCTCGTCAAGCTGTGGGCACTAGAAGCAGAAATCCCAATAATCCTGATAACATTGCGATTTCAATTAGTGATCGTGAATGGGCTGCTATTCAGGCTGGTGCAATTAGCGACAACATGCTTATGGATATTCTTCGATTCACAAACATCGATGATTTGAAACAAAGAGCAACTCCTCGTGCAAGTAAAACAATGAGTGCCGCTTCTATAACAAGAGCTAAAACGCTTCTTAATAAAGGCTACACTTATGCAGAAGTTGCAGACACTCTTGGCGTCTCTGTTTCAACACTTAATAGAGAAGTTAATGACTAAGTCTTTAGCTGGATATTCTTTGTGTTGTTTGTAGTGAACTCTGTTATAGCAACTTTAATAGGGACTTTTGCAAAAGCTTCTATCTGGATATTCTCTGACGACGCTATTATGACCTTTCTTGAAACACTTTGTTCAATAGGTCATCAGAATAGCTGGATATTCTCCGGTGTTCCTACTGTAAACTCCTTTAGAACCATCTATTCAATGGCTTCTTAGTTTAGCTGGATATTCTCCAGTGGTCCTATTGCAAGCATTATGAGAGTCATCTAGCTAATAGGCACTTATCTGGATATTCTCCGGTGGCTCTATTGCAAGCTTCGTCAGATGCATTATTCAATAGGCCCTTAGCTTATCTGGATATTCTCCGGTGGCTTTTTGCAAGCAGTTTGCACTATTAGTCTCTTTGTAGGCTTTTGTGTAATAAACACCCGACTGGATATTTCTTGACAATTGCTAAAGGGTAATAGAAGACTACTACCCCACACCATTAGCTGGATATTTGACCCACTCTTTATAAGAATCCTAGATAGTTAGTTCACTTATAGAACATACCCACCATAGCCCTATACAGGGAGTAGCTGGATATTTAATCCACTTTTTAGAATACTTATTTATTAACAGCTTTTTATTAAAGCTTATGTAAGACTTGGAATTGCAATAGTTTAATTCTAAAAAGTTAAGAATTCATAAACTTATAGGGAGATCTATGTATAAGGCTTACAGTGAGAAGCTTACATAGAGATGCCTATTTATTGGTTCTATAGAGACGATAAGATATTTAGAGAGAATGACATCACTACTTCTCGAATTAAGTAAATAGAGACTCACATAAATGAGGGATCTTTTATGGACGAAATTTATGCGCTTACAACTACTGACAATCCTTATGATCCTTT